AGTCTATGATCAAGTCTCTTGGCAAGTCTATGATCAAGTCTTGAAACAAGTCATGGATCAAGTCTGGAATCAAGTCTGGGATCAAATCTCTTGGCAAGTCAGGGATCAAGTCAGGAATCAAGTCAGGGATAAAATTCGGAGTTTAAAATGAAACTAGTGAATAGTCAAGTCTCTGATCAAATCTCTTGGCAAGTCAGGGATCAAGTCTATGATCAAGTCATGAATCAAGTCAGGGATCAAGTCTATGATCAAGTCATGAATCAAGTCAGGGATCAAGTCTATGATCAAATCTCTTGGCAAGTCAGGGATCAAGTCTGGAATAAAGTCAGGATTTCAAAATGAAACTGGTGAAAGATAAAGTCAAGGATCAAGTCTATGATCAAGTCTCTTGGCAAGTCTATGATCAAGTCTTGAAACAAGTCATGGATCAAGTCTGGAATCAAGTCTCTGAACAAATCTCTTGGCAAGTCAGGGAACAAGTCTATTGGCAAGTCTGGAAACAAGTCAGGATTTCAAAATGAAACTGGTGAATAATCAAGTCTGGAATCAAGTCTGTGATCAAGTCTGTGATCAAGTCAGGGATCAAGTCTCTAATCAAGTCTCTAATCAAGTCTGGAATCAAGCCTATCAGCAAGTCTGGGATCAACTTTGGGCTAAAGGGAGGATTTCAAAATGAAACTGGTGAAAGATATAGTTCGTGTTCAGGTTTCAGAACGACTCTCGGATTATGTTCATAGAGAAGTTCGAAAAAAGTAAATTATCGGATTTGTTATCAGATTCATATACTAGTTTGGAAACTAGCCTATGATCAACTTTGGGAGTGAATCTATTGTCTTTTTATAAATTGGTTTTCAGAGCCTATAGAAAGTTAACAAATGAAGATTGAATTTCGCAATATTACCTATCGTGATAACTGGGAATTTGGGGAAAGGTGGATTGATGGTGAGTTCATAACCACATATTGTAGGTTGTTATGGTATTATCAAACACCTACAATAAGTGGATCATTTATAAAATACTCAGTCAATATCGATGAAGTAAAACACTTCGACGAAAATGGTTTAAAACATTAACAAGAGAAGAGAAATTAAACCAGATTAAGAGATTATTAAAAGAAGGATATAACTTATATAATGATGAAATAAACCTCTTGACAGAAGAATAAATCGTTGGTAACATATATTCTTTGAGAGTGGAATACAGGATGACACCTGTTTTAATTCCAATTTTCTGAAAAGACAAACTTTAAAAATTGGTCTCTTGAAGAAATTCGTAAAAATGCTAAAAAACACTTGACGTGCTAAAAGACTCAATTATAATACGTATTGTTAGTTAAACATAAACAGTGAGGATAATAAAATGTCTAATAAGGTTGACAAGCTTACTGCGGCGCAAGAAGCAGCTCTGGATTCATACCGAGACAAGTGGTTGAAGATTGGGCTCTCGACGGAGCCCCTTGATTTCGAGAAAGCCAAGGCGGCGACGATAAAGGCGTATGAACTGGCGGGACAGCCTGTCCCGACCGAGTTTTATGCGACTCGCTCCCCTGCCGAGGCGGTTGAGCTGATCCAGAAGATCAGCAAGGAGAAGACCGGTGTGGCCTTCTCAAGAAACGACATCGTTTTGGGATTCTCCTATGGGTTCCACGACGCATACTGGTTGGGGTTTTTCGAGTTCTTTCGTAACGAACTCGGCATCGAGTCAACAAAGAAGCTTGATGGGCTTATGGACCTCGCTCACCACTGCGGGTGGGTTTCGTTCTATGACGACTGTGTGGTCTTTCAGGATCGCCCAGTGTCGGTTAAGTTCGACGAGCAGGGGAGAACTCACTCTGAAACCGGGCCGGCTATTCTCTATGGTGACGGCTTTGGGGTGTATATCTGGCATGGTGTCCGTATTCCCGATGGGTGGATCGAAAAGAAGTCAGAGTTGACAGCCAAGGTGGCTCTGACTTGGCCGAACATCGAACAGCGACGCTGCGCCTGTGAAATCCTTGGCTGGGCGAGGATCCTAGAGGATCTTCAGTCGAAAGTCATCGATGAAGACGGCGACCCTCAGATTGGGACTCTTCTGGAAGTAGATCTTCCTGAAATCGGAAAGGAGAAGTTTTTGAAGGTCCAATGCGGAACCGGACGGACCTTCGCGATTCCGGTTCCGCCTGAAATGAAGACGGCGCTCGAAGCGAACGCTTGGACATATAATGTCCCCGGCGATCTGCTGAAAAAACTTGAAGTTAGGACTTGACAAAAATATCAAAGATGTTATAAATATCATAGGTAAACAAAAGGAGAATATATTATGTCTAATAACGCCAAAACTTTCGAACGCTTCGCGGCACAAGGAGATTTCCTGATTCTCAGGGTGGATAATATCCCTGAGAACATGGAACGGATTCCTTCAGAAAACGGTCTGATTACAGTAGCTCATTCAGAAACCGGCCATAACCACGTTATGGAGGCAGAAAATGTCGCCGCTTATAAAGCGGCGGGAACACCTACGGTTGACCTGTATGAAATGTTTCTATCGGTCTCCGAGCCAACGGAGATTACACACCTGCGTGAGTTTGACACTCACGCTCCGCTCTTGGTGCCTCCGGGTGATTACAAAATTTTCCGGCAACGGGAATATACGCCGGAGGGCTTCCGAAAGGCGCAGGACTAATAGAAAAGGGCCGAAAGGCCCTTTTCCTTCTTGACTTATTAGTGAATACTTATTATGCTATCTAGCATAATAAAGGAGAATGGTTATGAATCTAGAAGACCTAACTTTTGGAATCGAGCTGGAGTTTTATTCCAGTCTTTCTCGTAACGTTGTAGCTAGAAGATTAAGCAATGCAGGTGTAAAAACATCTGCTCAAAATTATAACCATAGAACGCTTCCACATTGGAAGTTAACCACCGATGGTTCGTTAGGGGGCGGCGGCATGGAGCTTGTCTCCCCTATTCTCAAGGGGGATGATGGATTTAGGGATATAACGCTGATTTGTCAAACACTAACATCCCTTGGGTGCACGTTGGACAACAGATGCGGATTCCATGTCCATATTGGTGTGAACCAAATCCCCAATAAAATACCCTTTTTTAAGCGTCTTGCCCGGCTTTATGCGACATATGAATCAGAATTTGACGCAATGATGCCCCCATCACGTCGTGGTAACGCAAATGGATATTGCAGGGGGTTTAAATCATTAAATCTCGATGATCTTGATGATTGCGTTAATATAAATGACATTGTTTCAACGATTGGCAGAAATCGCTATAAGAAACTCAATCTGCAATCATATTTCCTTCACGGAACGGTAGAGTTCCGTCATCATTCAGGGACTCTGTCCCCATACAAAATCAGAAATTGGGTTGACATCTGTCGTCATCTCGTGTTAACTGCGCTTGAGCCTCAAGCGGATATTAGACCCATAATGGTTGCTTTTGAAACTCATGAGCCCAAACGGCGAACCGCAAATGAGTTTCAAAAAAGAGCACGGTTGGCAATTATTAATTGTTGGAAGACCGGTCGGTCTTTCTCCCAAGAGATGATTAACCAAGCCATCGGTTCGTCTACTTGGGGAACCGTCAGGGGATTGCTAGAAGCTGGGTCAGTGCCATTTACGAAACGGCGGATCGGTCGAATCCTTTATTATACAATCGAGATTGCCACTGACAGCTCCTTTTTCGACGTGATCAAGATGCCGGTTGATCTGCAGATGTATGTGCGTGAAAGGCACGAGACCCATCAGTTAGCATAGGAGATTGAATTTGAACATAAATGATTTGACTTACGGTATTGAGTTGGAGTTCGAGACTAATGTCTCAGCGAATAGCTTCTCAAACTTTTTAAATACAATGCCGCCCAACAGTCCTATGATACATGGAGAACGATATAACCATCTTGTCAGAGACTACTGGAAGCTAACCACCGATGGTTCTCTAATCAATGGGTTTGAGCTTGTCTCCCCTATTCTCAAGGGGGATGATGGGTTAGAAGCTATTAGACGTGTTACAGAGGCCCTAGGGCACACTGATGCTTATATTAATTCACGGTGCGGGTTCCATGTTCATGTTGGTGTGCCATCTGGGTTCAAAAAGGACATAATGTTCTTCAAACGGTTGGCTTTTTTATATGTTCAGTTCGAAAACGAGGTATGGGATCAGATGATGCCATTATCACGTCGGGGTAATAACAATTCGTATTGCCTATCATTGCAGTTTTCACCGAATGCCTTTGCCGCAGCGACGACCTTGAGGGGGTTGAGTTCAACCTTAACAGGTTCAAATCGTTATGTGAAGTTGAATTTTGAGTCCTTTTTCCTTCACGGAACGGTAGAGTTCCGTCATCATTCAGGGACGTTGGAATTTACTAAAATTAAAAACTGGATCGACATTTGTCGTCAATTAGTTGTTTCAGCCACTCGGCTAAATGAGTTAGATGTTGATTTTATTTCTACATATGAAGAAGTTGTGAATAAAATCGTTACTATCCATAAAAATATACTACCTTGGTCATTGAGAACAGAAAGAGTTTTTCAAGCGGTCAAGGATTTCTTTTGTGATCATTTAAATAATGATACGGAATTTTGTAATGCTGATTTTTTAAAAATATTTGGCCAATATGCCGTTTTGCCTCTCCATGTTCTGTTACAAAAGGCGGGTCTACCTTACACCAAAAGAATCTATAAAGGCAGAACACATTATAGATTCAAGTGTAACCGACGTAACGATATCCCTAAAGATAAGAAATACGACCTTGAATATTTAAAGGTCTTGACTTCTATGCCAGAAGAAAATATAATGTATATCAAGGAACGTATTAAGGCAGCATAATGTTTAAAATTGATGATAAATTTTACCTAAATGACGATGAAAAGTCCGTGGTTCTCAATATGCGTCGAAGGTCTTGGGATCCTAGAAAAACGGACGAAAAATTCATGTATTCTGTAGCCCAACGGGCTATGCTCCAGACGGGGCAGAAGGTGAGATATGATTCTCATCGAAATTTTATTAAAGACTTGACAGCCGCAGGTCTCATTGTTAAAGTGATAACGCACTAAGGAGTGTTGCGATGTTGTATTTTGCTTATGGATCTAATTTAAATATCAAGCAGATGAAGGCGAGGTGCCCAAAAGCCTCACCAAAGACTGGGATAATAATCCCTGACTGGAGACTTGTCTTCAGAGGTTATGCAGACATTGAGCCCCACCAAGGTTCAACTCTCCTTGGCGGTCTTTGGAATATCACAGAAAGTTGTGAAGTTTCCCTTGACCGTTACGAGGGTGTTAAAGGTGGACTTTATCGGAAATGCTATTTTAATTATCAGGATGAGCAAGTCCTCTATTACCGAATGAATGAAACTGGTATTTATTACCCCTCACCATGGTATATGGAGGTCATTGCTGAAGGGTATGAAGATTTCGGATTGGATATGGCCGACCTGTCAGCGTCAATCGACCATGCCTATAAAGAAGGCACAAAAATCTTTTATGATGAAGAAGAACCATTAGAGGCTACCCGTGCCTGTTATGGTTGATTTTAAGTTAATGGCAGAGTTAATACCCAAAGAGGTTTATAGTCTCATTCGTAAATGGAGACGGATGGCTCATATCAACCAAACCTCTTTGGTTCTCCATTCTGTTGACTCTGATATCATGAATTTTGTATATGATGCCTTTGATCAAATCATTGCTTCTGACGGGACAGAATTAAAATAATGGATGACACAAAGAAATATAAAGATGGTGTATATTTAGCACCTCAGATCATTAGAAAATTCTGGATCAGAAACCAGAACGATATACAATCTTCAGAGATGTTTCTTTCTTTCCAAGATGCGTGGAAAATTCAAAATAAACCGAATTTTAAAAAATACAAGTTGGAAATTGAGTGGAAAGATTTTTTGATTTTTTTGTGAAAATAACTTGACACGATAAAAGCAATAATATATATAAATAGAGTATAAGGTGAAGTTAACAAATTAACTAAGCCTTCGCTGTTTGACAATTGAATCGGAAAGAGTTTTAAGGAAGGTCAACTCGGACGGCTCCGGGACCGGTCTTGAAAACCGAGGGTGCGGTGAATAACCGCATGGGGATCGACACCTCGGCCTTCCTCCAATATAGGTAGACACTAACATGGACTTTATACTCCATGAGGTCGCAGTTCTACCCAGTAAGATAGACGTGAGTCTTACAGTTATTCTAACACACTTGTGCTAGTCCAAGTGTGATTGTAGATAAGACTAGCTGTAGGTCTAGTGCACAAAAAACCTTTCGGTGATGAAACTAGAATAAACCGAATAAGCTATTTGATTATAGCTTAACCTTTTAAGGGTCGATAACTCAAGAACACTAGGATTTGTTCTGAGAAATAGATCGCTTGTCCTAGCAAGAAACTGAATGTGAATTCGTTCAGGGGTTAGGTTATAATCAAATAGCTTTAATTGAGGGGTCCGATAGGAAATGGCAACGACAATAAGCCCATTATCTAAGGAGGCAACCAACTGTATTAACAGTTGTCTCTCTTACTAAATTTTGTCGATTTAGTAAAATCGACTATGGACGTAAATGTCCATATGGATGTGGTTAGGACTCGGGGGCAGTACCCGACCAGTCCACCTAAGTTGATAAAACTCTGTCGATCATAAATAATAAAAAGGATTGACAGGAGTTAATTTATTGAAGCACAAACATCATGTTGTCCCCAAACATATGGGTGGGGGTAACGAACCAGAAAATATTATTGAAGTTACAATTGAAGAACACGCTGAAGCCCATAGATTATTGTACGATCAATATGGGAATTGGCAAGATCTGGTAGCTTGGAAAGGTTTGTTGGGATTACTTACTTCCGATGAATGTACGTTTATAGCTATCAGAGAAGGCACCAAGAAAGGTGCTGTTATAACGAATGCTAAGAGAACACGGGGTGACCCAAACGTTCCTTATCATAAAAGAGTTTCTGGTTACGAAGTTGATGTAGACGGTCGTAAAGTTAGAACCAAAAGATATTGGTTCAACGACGACGAAAGTGAAGGGCAATTTTCTTTGGATCAATTTCCGGAGGGGTGGCAAAGAGGTAGATTAAAAAAATCTACCGAGAAAGCTAGAATTGCTAGTCAATTTAGGTGGGCTGGAAATCAGGATCGACTAACCAAGGAAGTATGAGAATTCGTCTCGGGTGCGATCCCGTTAGAAGCGCAAAACTCGTAAATGACAACGACAATTTTGTCATGGAGACTCGTCTAGCGGCGTAAAGTCTTCGGAGTTTGCTGGTTTTCTTAGCAACAGAAAAACCAGCACTAATTCGGTTCTTTAGCTCAACCGGATAGAGCATTTGCCTTCGAAGCAAAGGGCTGAGGGTTCGAATCCTTCAAGGACCGCCAAATTTGGCATCGTCGCAATTCTACTCAAGTGAAGGTTTACATGAGGTCTCATAGCTCAACTGGATAGAGCACTCGCCTTCTAAGTGAGGGGTTGTAGGTTCGAATCCTACTGAGACCGCCAAAATTTATATCAAATGTGCTCAGTCGTTAACTGATAAATTCCAGACAGTTATCATGAGATGGATTTATATTTTTGGCTACGGTGAAAAATATAAACCACGAACAGATGTTCATTTAGTTAAATGTTAGTTCAAGGGTAACCAAGGCTAAGATGGTTAAATGAACTAGAAATCATGGAGCACATCTGTTATAAATTAATGCTTGACAAAGGACATTAATTCAGTTATAAAAGAATATAAGTATGGGAGTGGGTGTTGGTACACAGGGAGGCCTTATAAACGGACCCAACCATATTTTTGATACGCAGGAAATTGGTTATTCTTGATAATCTTTGTATGGCCATTCTTTAAAATGTGTATGTCCTTATACGTAGGCGGCTTTTTGATCTTAGGGTTTGCTTTTCTTATTTTCTGATAAGCTGCATTGCCTTTCTTACCTCTTAAAGATCTTTCTGCTTTAGATATTTTTAAAAATGCGTGATTTTTTCGGTATTCTTCGTCTTGCCACCTTTTCTTCATTGTTTCTGCAATTTTTTGTCGACGCTCTATATCCAGTTCACGGTTATAAGTTGAATGTCTTAAAAAATTATATTCTACTCTAACATGTTCATATATTCTGGCGTTAATATATCTCGTTTGAGTTTTGTTACCGCCTTTCAAGTACATGAGTGCTCGACACATTTTAATTTTTTGATTAGTGTCTTTACACATTTTGATCAACAGCATATGACATATAAAATGTTCTCTCGCTGTTAACAGTACAAGGTTGGATGATGTGTTAGTGCCTCCTAGTGATTTGGGTAATATATGATGATTCTCAAAATAAGAATCTTTCTTTGATCTGTTTTGCGCCATGGCATTTATAATTATATTATAATACCACTTTGAATATTTGTTCTCTAAAAACATGTTGTTTCCTTTTCTATCTGGTGTTATAATATTTATAAGAATTGAGAGTTTACGCGCCTGTAGCACAATGGTAGTGCGGTGGTCTTATAAGCCATGATCTCTAGATGGGAGAACGATGTCAGTTCAATTCTGGCCAGGCGTACCAACTATGCAAGTGTGCCCGAGTGGTGAGGGACGCGCCTGATGAGCGTGGCAACGCAGATTCGAATTCTGCCACTTGCACCAATATTAGGGTATCTGAGCCCGTAAGGATCGGAACCGGTAACATAGCTGGCACCAAGCCGGCTTAAAGTGGGGGAAAGCACTACGGCCTCACTGCCCTAAAAACTAATAAAGCCTCTTTAGTTCAATGGCAGAACACTGGCTTTGTAACCCAGTAATGAGAGTTCGATTCTCTCATGAGGCACCATTTTAGGATCGGTACTGCAACAGATACCTATTTGGTTCGAATCCAAATTCCCCCGCCACTTATGGGGGATGTGGCCCTGGCCGGCCACGATCCTGATAAATTTAACGTCGAGTAGTTTAATTTTGAGAACGCCGCGTAGAAACCGGTAGTGGGGGCGCAAATCCTTCTTCGATGACCAGTTTAAGGCTCCATGCAGCAACGTTCTTTAAGAACATATCGGTTCGAATCCGTACACTCCTACCAAAAAATAGGTAGATACTACAACTGGCCTTCAAGCCAGGGAGTCGAAATTCTACCCAAGTGGATAAACAGCGTGAGATCCACTCTTAAAGTTTAAGGATACTAACAGCAACAATATACTTATGCATGTAGCACATAACAAAGGTATCCTGTTAAAATTTGAGTGGGCTGTAGAGACGGTGGTTCTACAACGGTCTGTAAAACCGTTCCCTTTGTGGTAACATTGTAGGTTCGAATCCTACCTCACTCACCAAAAATGATCTGGTGGAGCCTTATTGGTAAAGGCACGTGACTGTTAATCACGCCGTTGTAGGTTCGAATCCTACCACCAGAGCCAATTTGATAACTGCGTGTAGGTGAGTCTGGTTACACTGTCGCCCTTGGAAGGCGAAGATCGCTGGTTCGAATCCAGCCACGCAGACATAAAACTCTCAGTTGTATAAATAGTAATGTCAATAAAACTATTTAAACAACTGAGAGAATGTATGTTTTACACAATTTATAAAATAACAAATAAAATCAATAACAAATTCTATATTGGTATGCACAAGACCAATAATCTTGATGATGGTTATATGGGTTCTGGAAAGCTCTTGAAAAGAGCCATAAAGAAATACGGAATTAAAAATTTTATCAAGGAAATTCTTTATGTCTTTGACAATGAAGAAGATATGAAGAATAAAGAAAAAGAACTTGTTGTTATTTCTGAACAAAGTTATAATCTTTGTGAAGGAGGACATGGTGGGTTTAGTTATATTAACCGTAACTCAGAAAAATTTTTAACTGAAAAAAGATTGAACAGTCTTATGTCGATAGAAAAAACTTTGAGGTTATGGCGACTTAAATATGATAATGATGAAAAATTTCGAGAAGAAAGTCGTCAAAGATCAAAAAAAGCTCTAATTAAAGCCAAAGAAATATATTCTAACGGATTTTTTTACGGTAGAAAACATACAGAGCAAACTAAGTTGAAAATGAGAAAATCAAAAAATGTTGGTTCAGATAACTCTCAATATGGAACTTGCTGGATCACGAATGGTAGTGAAAACAAAAAAATAAAATCTTGTGATATTGACAAATGGATTAATCTTGGGTATTATAAAGGAAGAATAATAAAGAATAATGCTTCGCTGGTATAACCGATGTTGGTGTAGCGGTCTAACATACCCGCCTTTCAAGCGTGGAGATCATGGGTTCAAATCCCATACGTCGGACCAATTGAGAAGGACTTTCGGTGGGCGGAATGCTTAGGCACTAGAACCGAGGAACTAAAATGTCGATACCCTTGAGAATTGAACTAAGGGGGCCATAGCTCAGTTGGGAGAGCGCGTGCTTTGCAAGCATGATGTCGTCGGTTCGAATCCGTCTGGCTCCACCATGCATCTTTAGCTCAGATGAAGAGCGCTTGCTCGACACGCAAGAGGCGGTAGGATCATTACCTACAAGATGCACCATTTAGCGACCATCGTATATGGTTTATTACCTCTGGCTTCCACCCAGATGAACTGAGTTAGAGTCTCAGTGGTCGCTCCAATATTGCCGGTTTGGCTGAGTGGTCGAAAGCAACTGCCTTGTAAGCAGTCGGGAAACCCAACGCAGGTTCAAATCCTGTGGCCGGCTCCAATATCAGTGTGGTGTAGTGGTCTAACATGACGGTCTCCAAAACCGTTGACCTCAGTTCGAATCTGAGCACTGGTGCCAACAAAATGCCCTTATAGTCCAATTGAGAAAACGAACTTTTATAAATAATAAAAAAGTAAAAAATATCTAGGAGTTCGAATTAAAATGGTCTGTGAGAATTGTGGTAATAGTCATGAAGGATTGTATGGTTCTGGTAGATTTTGTTGTAAAAAATGTGCTTGTTCCTTCTCAACAAAATTAAAAAGACGAGAGATAAATGAAAAAATTAGCAAAAAATTAACTGGGAGGCCTAGTCAATTTAAAGGAAGAAAACAATCTAAGGAACATATTGAAAAACGAAGTAAGTCTTTAGAATGTAAAAGAAAAATAATATCAGAAAAAATAAAAATAGCCAGAAAATTTCGATATGAATCTTTACATTTTGATGAATTATCTTCTGTAGGGCAAAAGAAAAGAAGAGTGAAAGAAGAACAAAAATTTTCTTGTAATAGATGTAAACTTTTTGATTGGTTAGGACAACCAATTACATTAGAAGTAGAACATAAAGACGGTAATAAACTAAATAATTCTAGAGAAAATTTAGAAGCTTTATGTCCAAATTGTCATTCTTTAACTCCGACCTGGAGGAAAAGTAAAAATGCAAAGAAAATTGTTTGTGAATCATTAGCGCTGGTGGTGAAAAGGTAGACACGCTAGTTTTAGAAACTAGTGCTTCGGCGTGTGGGTTCGAATCCCACCCAGCGCACCATTTTAAATGAGGGGGACTTGCTATGGAATTTTTTGTGGGATTATATGTTTTTGTGGGACTTGGCTTCTTTTCGGGATTTTGGTTTCTCAATAGTATTGATCAGGAAACCACTTTACGACTGGATAGAATTGCTGTATTATCTTTCGTTTGGCCTCTATCCTTTATTGCTTTGATCTTGTTTATGTTGGTTGACATCACAATCAATTTGTTTAAACAAAAGTGAATATGTCCCGTGGGCCAGATGGGAAGGCAGTAGGTTTACACCCTACGATGACTCGGTTCGAATCCTACTAGGGGCACCAATTTAAAAGGGGTTGTAGTCCAATTGGCAGAGACGTTTGATTCAAAATCAAAATGTTAACGGTTCGAGTCCGTTCAGCCCTACCAAAGATCGGGTGTAACTGACAAATTAAATATTCTGTGAGTAGCTACAATGAAAACAGGATATTTAGTGGCGTCTATCTGGTGTTGTAGCATCGTAGGTTTAATTCCTACCACCCGGCCATGGATTATTAGCTTAATGGTTAAAGCGACTGACTCTTAATCAGTTAGATTTTGGTTCGAATCCAAAATAATCCTCCATTTAGGCTGATTTGGTGTAATGGTAGCACATCAGGTTGTGGACCTGAAAGCAAAGGATCGATACCTTTAATCAGTGCCAATGAAAATAGACAAACATTCTTGTTGACAAAGAAATAAAATCAGTTATTATAACAATATGAAATATGGAGAGTGATATGTCAAAGCAAAAAAGATGGATTCAATATGAACCTGCTATTACCGTTGATATTGAATCTTGGTGCACCTTGGATAACTACAAAAACCAAATTGAAGAATTGATCTCTAAATTTGGAAGAGATGCTTACATCATAGTTAATTATGATGATAATGCCGATAATATTCAGTATGAAATTTTGAAGGTTAAATCTTAAATCTTAAATCTTAAATCTTCAAAATTTTAAAAGTTCAGAATTAAAGACTTTCGGTGGGTGGAATGCTTAGGCACTAGAACCGAGAAGAATTAATGGACTCTTAGCTCAATTTGATCTTAAGTTAGTTTTTTGATTATAAATAATAGCAGGAGGAACTGCTATTACAAAATCAAAGAGCGAAGCTTGGTATACAGCGATGCGTACTAAGAAAGATCGAGGCACAAATTTAAATGCTGCTAGTAAAGCAGCAAAATTAGGCTTTCCTAAGCCAGCAATAACTGATGCACAGAAAGAAGCTCTTTCATGGAAAGGGAAGAAGCATTCAGAGGAAACAAAGAAAAAGATAAGTGAATCTAGAATAAAATTTCTGCGTAAAAATCCGCATATGGTTCCATATAAACTAAATCATTACTCAAAAGGTAGATCATATGCTGAAGAATATTGGAAAGATGTGTTAGATTCTAATAATCTTATGTATGAAGAGCAATATCAGATTGGACCGTATCAGTTAGATTTTGCTTTTGTTGAGAATATGATTGATTTAGAGATTGATGGTGATCAGCATTTTCTAGATAGAAGAATTGTTGAAAGTGATAAAAGACGCAATCTATATCTTGAAAATTTAGGTTGGAAGGTTATTAGGGTGAAATGGTCAGAATATAAAAAGTTAGCAGATAAAAAAGAATATGTTAGTATAATTTTAGAGCAAATTAAGGATCGGTTACCGTAGTGGCGAACGGCCTGGACTTTTAATCCAGTAATCAAACATCATGGGTTCGAGTCCCATCCGATCCACCAAAACAAGGTAAATTCAGAGTTCGAATCTCTGAGAGTCTACCAATAATGATCACGTCGACCCAGCTAGTGAAGGGGCTGTCCTGATAAGACAGTAGTTGTGAGGAGCGTAACCTCAGACGTGAACCAATTCTAAAGGAAGAAATGATAAAATATCATAAAGGTGATTTATTTTCGACATCTGATCCCATAATTGCTCATGGTTGTAATTCTATGGGTGTTATGGGATCAGGTGTTGCTAAAATCATCAGATCTAAATATCCAGGAGCCTATGATATCTATTCAAAGAGTCTTAGAGCGCTAGGGACAAACATTATTTATCATCATTTTGATAAAATCATTGTGAATATGATAACACAAGAAAGATATGGGCGCGATATTACAGAGCGTTATGTATCTTATGATGCTATTGATTCATGTTTTAAACAACTAATAGAATGGATGATTAAATTTAATTATAAGTCTGTTTCAATTCCGAAAATTGGTGCTGGATTAGGAAATGGTAATTGGAACATAATTTCTGAGATAATTGAATTTCATTCAGGAAATATCACGATTAATGTATGGGAATTATGAGGGATCGTCTAACGGTAGGACGTTGGTCTCTGAAACCAAAGGTTGAAGTTCGAATCTTTATCTCTCAGCCAAATAACACTTGACATTTTCTCTTAAATCTTTTATAACAAGGCTGTAAGATAAACACAGGAGATTAAAATGACACTGTTGGTTGTGGGTTATGCTTCGAAAAAAGAACTGAAGTCGTCAATCGGCTCAGAACTAAAATATCGTGAAACTTCGTGCTTTGGTCCTGAATATAAAAGCAACGGGACGTTTGCGGTTGCCCATCGGCCCGCTCTTGGATATTATGCCAAGGGAAGAGAGTTCTTCGCCGAGGTTACAATGAAGGACGGGAAAATTAAATCAGTAAATTAACGTGTCTATTTAGCAAATCTGGTGATTGCGCCGGACTGAAAATCCGAGAAGGTTGGTTCGAATCCAACAATAGACACCATTCGCCCTTTTAGCCCAATAGGTAGAGGCAGAAGACTTAAAATCTTTTTAGTGGGAGTTCGAGTCTCCCAAAGGGCACCAATAATTATCTGTTGGGCGGTAAGGTCATCGCAGGATCCTCATACGGTCCTTAAAAGTGGTTCGATTCCACTAACAGATACCAATAAAGGAGAATAATTTTGAATAATTTGACATGGTTGATTTATTTGATTTCCGTAGTGCCAAATTTTAAATTCGTATTCGCCATGATGGCGCTGCTAACGCCAATAATTCTATTCATAGAACTTCTTTATTTAGCTTCAACTTATGAAGATCCTGCTTATGAAGTAAGTGCAAGAGATAAAATTAAATCTTTAGTGCGAAAAATCTTATACGGCTCTATCTCTTGTATTTTCATGGCTGTTCTACTTCCTGACAAAACAACGCTCGTGATGATTTCAGCATCAGAAATAGGAGAACGGATTTACAAATCAGAACAAATGAAAGGAGTGATCGACCCGTCAATTGAATTATTGCAAGAGTATATCAAACGAGAAATTCAAAACTTCAAAAAGAAGTCTTGACAGACAACGGGTCTTTAGTTTAATGGTAGAACATTGCTTTTACACGGCACTGGAAGTGGTTCGATTCCACTAAGACCTACCAATGAAAGGAAATAAAATGACTGATGAAAATAAGATGGAAGTCACTGATACACTGTTTTCGCAGGTTCAGGTTGAACTAAAGAAAGCAGAACGGGAGCAGGCCAAAGGAAAACTGAAGAATATTCTTCAAAAGAGAGCAGAAGCCGAAAAGACTATCCGGCTTCTTGATCTAGAAGCCCAAAAAATTGTAGACGATTTTAACAACGGGGTTCTTGTATAAAGGGTATATTATGATAAGAGATTTTTTCGAGATTGATCGTAACAAAACCTACGGGAAATTATATGATTTTAAATCATATAATCCGGTGGAATTTAATATTCCACCAGTAAGATTTTCCACCCATGATATGAACGATTGGGTTATGGAATTTCGGCAGAAACATAAAACATCTCGAATGTATTTGCATTTTCATAATCAAAAGAATTTTGGGTTTAGAATTAGACTACCAGCAAAGGTATATAGTTCAATCAACGATATAATTAATGCTATTCCCAAAATCGTTGTTTTTGAATCTTCGTTTCAATCAGTTAAATCTATTATTGAACAGCATGACTTTGAAAGTGTATTGAAATCTGAACAAAAACGAATTGTCGAAGAACTCGGAGATTATAGAGGTTCAGAAAGACATCTACCAGATAACGTAGTCGATTTTTCAGATTACCTAAAAGAGCCATCACCAATTAAAACAACAGAACAATTTGAAACCTTGCTTAAATTAGCATAAACTTTGCAGGTATCGTATAAAGGTATTATAGAGCATTGCCAATGCTCAGAAGTCGGATCGTTACCGACTATCTGCTCCATCTATCAAAATTAGAATGTGATTTGTTGACTTTTTAAAGAGGTATTATAGTGAAACATCTTTCATTTCCTTCAATTGAGCAATATAGGACAGTAATAAAAACTGTTCGGGATAATTGCTCATATCATAATTTACCATTACCTGTTTTATTTTTTAACGGAACTGTTAAGCTACATGGAACCAATGCATCTGTTGTTTATGATGTGAAAGATAATTTGGTTTATGCACAATCACGGTCTAGGGTGTTATCATTAGTTAATGATAACGCAGGTTTTTGTCAGTGGTTTGAATCAAATAAATTTCTATTCCAAGAGTGGTTAAAGTCTATTGCTAAGTCTGAATTTCGATATATTTCTGTGTATGGTGAATGGTGTGGAGGAAATATTCAAAGAGGAGTTGGAATCTGCCAGCTTAGTAAGATGTTCGTTGTGTTTGCTATTAGATTTACTAATCTAAATGATGAGGGCAACCCTGTTTCTATATGGAACATGGACGATATAGTTGTTCCAGAGAATGACATTGGTTTATATTCAATTAATAAATTCTCTAACTATCAGATAAAAATTGATTTTAACTGCCCGGAAGAAGCACAAAATCAATTGATCAATATCACAGAAGGTGTAGAAGCTGAATGCCCTGTTGCTAAATACTTCGGTGTATCGGGTATTGGAGAAGGTGTTGTATGGCACACTTCTTTTAATAATAATACGCTACTGTTTAAAGTGAAAGGCGAACGTCACGTTATTGGTAATAAAATTCTAGGTATTCATCTTTCTATTGAAGATGAAAAACAAGTATTGGATTATTGTATTAAAAATAAAATTAAAGAATTTACTTACACGTTTTCCAGCGACTAGTATTATAATTTTTATTAAAATCTGTATAAGAGAAACCATCTACTTGTATTTTACAATATTTGTCGATTTTATGTCTTGATAAACTATAACTATTAATATTACGAGCGGCTTGCCCAGGTGAATAAAAATCTCCCCAAGGAGTATGCCAAATTCCTCTAGCTTGTGCTTTTATATTATTTTCAATATGAGTAGTAGTTTTTGGTCTAGATACACCTTTCCACCTCTCACTTAATTTTTTTAATCCTTGTTCCGATATATTATTTTTACCTGTTTTCCCTATAGATTTATTCTTTCTATATATTATACCCTGTTCTGATTCATAAAATTTTTTCATATTATCCGTTGCTTTATTTCTTATAGATTCATTGAACATAGGATTATTTTTCTTCATATATAATGATTGTGCCTTTTTAGCATATTCATATAATTTACTATTATTAGACTGAGTTTTCATTCTAATACATGCTACTACAGCACCGTCTTTTTCATTGTCTATAAATAATTTTGATAATATAACATGAGCTATAAAATGTTGTCTTGGTGTTAGCTCAATTATATTCCATCCACAACTTTTATAGTGTGGGTATAAGTATTTTGGTAAAATATGATGTTTCTCCAATAATATTGGTTGATTTAATGATAGATTTATGTTTATATCAATACAACTTGATATAAACCTCAAATATCGGTTTAAATAATGTTGATTAGTTTTATATATTTCAAATCGTTCTTTAAACATATAAATCTCCTTCTATCTATACTCTTGACTATTTATATTTTTTAAAAGTTAAAGGATACAAATAATGCTAACAATCATATATGGCAATTTAGAATATACATTTGAAAATATAAAACGTAAAGAAAATTCACACAATGGAAAGGGGAGAATTAATTCATCAAAAGTTCGTACTCTTGCAGCAGTTGATGTTGAACTCATTAAACAACTCGATGAACTGGTCGATTATGTTCTAACAGAAAACCGCCTTAATCAGGGATTAGAATCCCTAAAAACTGCTGGTATTGATATTGATGATAATAAAAATACCAAGGATTTTATTGATTGGGTAAGAAAGGATGTTCTGAAAGAAGAAAAAGACACCATCTTGGCTTCTGGTTTGGATTTCTCGAAAATACTTGCCGCTGTATCATCTAAAGCAGGACAGTGGTTCAATCAAAGATAATTGCCTCGTGTATCCCTCTTCGCTACGAACGAAGAAAAAGGTAATGGGAATGAAAATGCAGGTTCGAATCCTGTCATGAGGTCCATTTTTTCTCTTGACATTGTATATGTAATATAATATATTGTGAACATAAGAGGAGAGTGATATGGGTTATCTTAATAATGATGGCATTATCAATTCTTCTCTTTTGATGAAGAGGGCAAATTCAATTGCCCGTGAAAATTATAAATGGGACAAAAAGGCCGCAGCGGCGTTCGGTGTTCAGCACAAAAAATATCATGAACACCTTAAAGAGGCTTTGAAGGAAGAATGGGGAAACATAAAAGAAGCAATATGGTGTTGGAACCGGCGATATCCCCCAGTCTATAGAGATTGTGGTTCCGTTACAGTAAGTGATGATTATATCGCATTGGTTTCAACGGACGGAAAGTTATTTTAGTCTTGTTCGTCTATCGGCTTAGGACGTTAGGTTCTCAACCTAGAGAGATGGGTTCGATTCCCATACGAGACACCAATTAGGTTTCGGAGGGAGCTGGTGAACCCACTTGCCTGTCAAGCAAGAATAGGCCGGATCGATACCGGTCGGAACCGCCAAATAAAAGGATTTCAAATGAAGTATCTTTTAATTCTGTTGTTATTGTCTGGATGTTCACAGACAAATTATTACAAGAATTTATCGATTGAGTTGAAAAACACTATGGAGAAAAATCGATGAATATTAAACTTATTCTCCCTTACGTTCCTACGTGGAACGCAACCGCAATTGTGTATATGACTGTTTTAATTCTTTTCGAGACAATTTGGAAAATGTAAACTATGGCGTGTGGGTCGGGTGGTTAGGCAGCAGTCTGCAAAACTGTTTAGGCTGGTTCAATTCCAGCACACGCCTCCAAACTTTGAAGGATAGATATGAAAGTAAGTATTGGACCATATGTATATTACGCCTCGGTTTTTAATATCGTCAGAAATCTAGGTGGTTCGACTAAATTGGCTGATAGTATCAGTGATACTATAATTGGCAGGACAATTGATGATATCTTGGAATGGATTTATTCCAAGAGGAAGAGACGTATTAAGATACGGATCGATTCATATGACACTTGGAATATGGATCATACGTTATCAATGATTATTGAACCAATGCTGGTTCAATTTAAAAATATAAAGCATGGTTATCCACAGGTGGATGAAATTGATGCTCCGGGAATACCGGAGGAGGAGAAAAGATGGGCTTATGTCATTGATGAAATGATATTTGCACATAACTATATAAACAATGAATTCGTGAGTGATTTTGAACTAACTGAAGAAGAAGGGAAACGAGCCCAAAAAGGGTTAGAATTATTCGGTAAATATTACCGATCATTATGGGATTAATGAATATGGCGCGGTGGAGTAACGGTTAACTCATCAGGCTCATTCCCTGAAAATGAAGGTTCGAATCCTTCCTGCGCAACCAATTATTGTGGGATCGTCTAACTGGCAGGACGCCGGATTTTGATTCCGGTAGATGTAGGTTCGAATCCTACTCCCACAACCAAATAACACTTGACAATTTCTCTTAAATCTTTCGTAAGCTAAACAACGAAGATTGGTGGATTGACAGTAATAAGAAATGAGTTTTTAAAATGAAAACAGTGATCTTTGATATTGATGGAACTCTTTCCGATGCAACACACAGAATGCATTACATCCAGAATAAACCTAAGAATTGGAAGCAGTTCTTTGGTGAAGTTCTAAATGATTCTGCGTATTTGGATATTGTCGAACTTTGCAAAATACTTAAATTCTCTGGATATACCATTGTCATTATGACCGGCAGATCGGCTATTTGTCGTCAGGATACTGAACAATGGTTGAAAAATCAGGGCATAGAATACGCAAATTTGTATATGAGAGCCGAAAAAGATTTTCGTGCTGATGACATTGTTAAAGCAGAATTGCTTGACAAAGTGATTGCGGATGGTTATAATGTAACCATGGCATTTGAAGATCGGGATAGAGTAGTTTCGATGTTCAGGAAAAGAGGTATTAGATGCCTACAGGTTGCAGATGGCAATTTTTAAATGATGGGGTGGCAGTTCTTTTAGCCATCACATTTGTTATTCTCTTACTGGTGTGTCTATGAGTCTCCCTTTACAGAAAAAATATATTCAGATTCTTGGGCCTCGTTTTCCCAATTTTAAACGTAGGTCACAAAGTCTCTTTGTATTTTCTTGCCCTGTATGTGGGGATTCTGAGAAGTCATCCCGGAAAGCGAGAGGCAATTTCTTCGAAAGAAATGGTGAAATGTGTTATCATTGTTACAATTGTGGCGTAACAATGACCTTTAAATCATTTTTTAAAAGATTCGATCAAGCAGCTTTTCTCGAATACACGAAAGAAAAGTTGCTTGATGAAAGAAATTTAAAGCCTTATGAAGAAATTAGTAAACCTCGTGTTATAACCAATAATCCCCTTGTTGACCTTCAAAAGGTTTCGTCACTCAAACCAGATCATGTCTGCCGTCAATATGTGGCTAACAGACATATACCACGAGATTATTGGGGTTCATTATATTATGCTGAGGACTTCCCTCAGTGGGTTAATAACAAAATTCAGGCAGAAAAGTTCAGAGGAACTTTTCATGAACCACGATTGGTTATTCCTCTAATTGATAAAAACAAAACTCTCCATGGGGTTCAGGGTAGGGCTTTGGGACCGTCTGAAGTTCGTTATATTTCGATTATAACCAATGAAACTATTCCTCCCGTTTGGGGTCTTGATCGAGTGCATTTTAATAGTCCTACACCAGTGATGGAAGGTCCAATCAAAGCCATGTTCGTTGAAAATGGAATATCAGCTTGTGGTGGTTCCATTGAGATTTCGGTTCATTCACTCCCAATGGAAAATCTTATCATCTGTTATGACAACGAGCCCCGAAAACTAGAGACTTGCAAGAAAATGTATCATGCTCTAGAACAAGGCTATAAAGTTTGTTTATGGCCGTCAGAATTGACAGAAAAAGATGCAGATGATATGGTTAACAAACAAGGCTATTCGGTTGCCCGGATTTCACAAATGATACGAGATTCGGCTGTATCGGGTATGTCGGGCATTCAAAAATTTAATAATTGGAAACGAGTAAGAATATGAGACTTGTGAAAACGGAAATTGATGTAGCACCTTATACGTCGTGCAGTTCTATTTGTGGTAATTAACCACAACATAATATTGTGGTTAAAAACTCGAAAATAAGCGCGTTATGATTCAAATTATGCTTATAATTACAAGATTGCAAAATGAGTAAATATGGTGACAGAATCGCTAAACCTAAAGCCAAAGTAGTTTGGGATTTTATTAGCTATAGGAGTTTGAAATGAAATCGGTGAAGAATGAAGTTTATGATCGAGAGTTTAATCAAGTCTGGGAACAAGCTCATTGGCAAGTCTGGGAACAAGCTCATTGGCAAGTCTTGGATCAAGTCTATCGGCAAGCAAGATATGAATTTACAGCTAAGGAAGATTTAAAGAGATTTGAAAAGAATTAGATAAATTTAAACCGGTGAAGTTCTTACTAAAGGATAAATGACCCGTGTATATGAACAAACATACGATGAAATTCGTTGATAATATGTGGTATATTGGAGATATTGACATCGATACATGGCTTTCAGAAAAAGTTCAGGATGTTAGAAATCTTCCATCATATAAAGATGGTTATGGTATCAAGAGGTTTTCAGAATATCTCAAAGATGCCACAACCTTTTGGGACATGAATATTATTAAAGCATGGATGAATATGTATATTGACGCATGTGCGACTGTCCTATATAATCACATTTGGAACGTAACAGATGGCAATGATCGCGTTAAAGAGCGTGAAGCCATTCGGGTTACAACTGAATTTGAAAAGAGGTTTAAATAATGTTTGAATGGCACATCACCGTTTCTAAAAACGATATTAATAATGTTCAGAAATGGATTTCTGAACATCCAGAGGGGAAACTCGTTGAAGTCGAAGGTGAGAATCTAAAGGTTATTATGTTCACTCGAAGATTCACAGAGTTTAATATTGATACTGTCTTAGAAAAAATATTCAATTTGCCTTTCATAGTTTTGCGAGTGAAGGGCAAAGTATCTTTGGACTATAAAGAAGTGCCAAATAATGCTTTGAAAACCACTTATTTTGAAGCAATATTAGGATACGAGGTCAACTCAATAAAAACTGAGCAGATTAAAACCTTCATTGATTATAGATGTAGTAATAATGTCAATTTTTCGCGTTACAATAAAACTAATCTTGTGGTTATAATAAAGTCTACATCTGCCTTTGAACTTGGACAGATGATTAATAATTTTAAATATCAACTGCGGGAAGAATATGGTTTATATCCTGATAAAATACAAGCAAAATATGTGTTTTATGATTCTAAGATACAGGAGAAAGTGAATGAGTAAGTTTAAAATTGGTGATAAGGTTAGAACGAAAGACGACAAAGAAGTATATACTGTTTTTTCCTTTACTAGCCTTGATGGATTAAAACTCGTTGAGGTGCGAACAGATGGGGAACAATATATGATTCCAGAATCTGGATTGGAGTTAGTATCTTCCAATAAATATGCTATTGGAAATCACCTTGGCATATATCGAAGTAACGATGATTTAGATATTGCTATTGGGGAAGCAGAATCACTTGGTGAAGACGAAAATTTCGTCTACCGATTAATTCCAATAAGAAGACTCGTAAAGAATACAAAGGTATTATATGAAATCGAAAACCTAGAAGGAGATGGGGAATGAATATTCATAATACACATAAGATTACACACCAGCAATATAACGGCCTTCTTGATCCATGGCATGTTTGCACTGTTTGTGGAAAGTCAGATAAAGAACTTGAAACACCATGTGGAAATGTTGATTCATTGGATGTTATCAAACACAGGTTATCGATACTCGAACAAAAAATCGATAGTTTGAATTTAGACGAAAATTTCGTAAATTATCATCTGTTCTTACCCAAGAACAGTTAAATGAAATACGCAAAGAACTTAAAGAAGCTAAGGTTACACAGACTAGTATTGCTAAGCGTTATAATGTTGCACAGTCAACTATTTCGCGGCTGAAGGATAAGGAATAAAAGAATTTTTGAATAAAATATTAATAACAGAGTTAGAATCGGGAAAATCTTCTAGATTCACACAAAAATACTTGGAGAAAAGAGGATTATGGGATTTTATTATTTCTCAAACTTCTTTTCTCCCTATTAATGCATCTATCAGAGAACGATATTATTGCATTAAAAACGACATTACAGAATTACCAACTTGTTACTGCGGCAATCCAGTTAAATTCTTAACCTATGATTCAGACAAAAGGTATTCTAAATATTGTTCAAAAACGTGTGCTGCTAAATCTCTTGAGCGTAAAGAGAAGATTTCAAATTCTAAAACTAAACTAGATTATGACCACGTAAATACCAAACGTCGTCAAACGATGCTCTTGAAGTATGGTGTTGAATATAATTCACAGAGACCAGAAGTTAAATCAGTTCTCTCACAACCAAAGGTAGATATTACCGAATTAGCCAACACTGTTTGGTTGAATGAGGAGTATAATGTAAAACAAAGAAGTTTGGTTGACATTGCACAAGAATTGGGTATATATTATGGGACTGTTAGTGAGTATCTTATAAAAGCCGGATATGATATTAGACGAAACTCAAACTATTCGTTAACAGAAATTGAGGTATCTGATTGGCTCACAAGTCAAGGTGTTGAACATACACGATCTGATTACAGTTTGATTCCGCCTAAAGAGATTGACATTGTAATCCCCGGTAAGTTAGCGATTGAAGTTGATGGTCTCTATTGGCATTCAAGCAACTCAAACACAGGCAGAAGTCGTCATCTATCTAAGACGTTATCATGTTCGATACCTTTGATCCATATAACAGATCAAGAATGGAACGAGAAAAAGGATATCGTCCAATCGATGATTTTATCGCGATTGCAGATGTCAAAGAGAATCTATGCAAGAGAATGTAAAACCGTCGAACCTACCAGAGAACAGGTTAGAGACTTTTTAAGCCAAAACCATATTCAAGGATTCATCGGTTATCAAAGAGCCATTGGACTTGAACATAACGGTGAATTAATTCAACTGATGACTTTTGGCAAGTCCCGATTTAATAAGAATTATGAGTTTGAATTATTGCGCTTTTGTTCGAAATTAGGGACTAATGTGGTCGGCGGCGGTTCTAAAATTCTATCGCGGTTCAAACATCCTTTGATCACATATGCTGATAGAAGATTTTCAGAAGGAAATGGTTATTTAAAAATGGGTTTTGAGTTTTCTCATTCGACAGAACCCGGATATTTTTACACAGACGGCAATCGAACATGGTCAAGATTTAAATTCCAGAAACACAAATTGAAAAACCTCCTTCCAATCTTTGATGGAGAAAAATCTGAAATGGAAAATATGTTCAATAATGGATATAGAATTTTTTATGATTGCGGAAATAATGTCTTGACAAAATCGTGAAATCCTATATTATATAAACATGAAAGAGGAGGTTGTTATGGTTTAGCGTGATGTCAAGTCTATGATCAAGTCTTTAATCAAGATAAAAAGAAGGGCCTTAACAAGGCCCTTCTAAGTTTAAGATATGTTATTGTTCTTATTACTGGAGATTGGAAACTAGTGTTCGTCTGTAGTAAAGGTTCGAATCTTGAACCAATCTACCCGAACCCTTAGTTAGACCCTCAGCAAATGGGTTAGCAACCATTCCGTAACGAGTCTTAAATCCAATCTTAGGCTGGAATGAGACTGGATCAACTGCTCTCATTAACTGTAATGGTATATATGGGCAGTAAAATATACCTGCGTCCCATGAGCTTACACCCTTATACCCCATTGTGAAATAGTTCCCTGTAGCATATGGATCAATATAGACCTTATACTTGGAATTTAAAACACCGGCGAATGTTGAACCTGTGTCATCAATTGCTAGATTATTGCCAGCTAGTGCTGGAGTATAATCTAGAACACCAGCTGCTTGTAAGGCTGATGCAACGTCTGATGAACAGATGATGAAGTTGCCCTTACCACGTCTAGTGTTCTTAGCAATCTGGTTAGCTTCACGATCAAGTCTGAACAACATGCCCTTGAACTTTTCAACTGACCAACGGCCATCTGAGTCAGTATTCAAGTCGAAAATACCAGCAGTCGTTGTATCAGTTTGTGAACCCGGTGTTGCTGTGATATTGATTGTTCTTAGCAGTTCACGGTTAATTTCAGCTAAGATTTCAGAAGATAGCATGTTTGAAAGCTCGGTTTCGGCCTCAAGTCCATGTAGTCTTCTTAAGTCCTGTGCAAGTTCAATTGTGTATTCTGCCTTTAGTGCGCGTGACTTAGCTTCTACCATCGACTTCTCGACGCCAAATGACATCTCAGCGAAGTCTGTATTACCAGTTGATCCTAATGCTTCGGCCTGTGCCGTTGACATTCCGCCGCCGTAGTTATAAATACCACCTGCTACGTTATTAGCAACACCCGGAGTCGTGCCTACGTTCTTGTTACCGATTGTATTAGCACCAGAAACAACAGATGAGTATGCCGTGTTGGCTTCCTGATAAAGTGCTTCGCTGCCAGACTGAGCACCATACTTAGCTCTAAGGGCGAACACCATTCCAGTTGGACCGTTCATTGGCTGAACGCCCGCGATGTCATAGGCAATCAAGTTAGGGGCGGATCTTCTAACTAATGAAATTAGAATTGGATCGAATGTATCAATACCACCCGCACCAGCAGTTGAGCTAGATGCACCCATAAAGTTAGCAGGAACGCCAGCTTCGTTTAGCTGATAGTTGCTATTTGCTGCATCTTCTACTAGAGAATTATGAGTATTCTCTAGTAGCTGTGCTGTTACTAAACGCTTCTCACGGTTAGCAATCTTAGGTAAAGAATCATGTTCTAAAATTACATTCCACTTTCTTAGTAGTTCTTCATTAAGCATATATTTTAATCTCCTTTATATATTTTAATTATTTATTGTTTTTAATTTTTAGTTGTATGGTTAATAACATTGGCATACAACTTCATCATAGGAGAGATGTCTTCAGCTTCTCCACCTTCAAATTGCTCAGTCAAAAGATTAGTTGCTGCATTGGGCTTTCGGTTGAAATAGTTTTCTTTGATGTATCCAACCTTGGTTGCAAACGACTCAACGTCTCCGTCAAACTCAACCGCTTCGGATAGTGTCTTTAACTTCTCAGCATCTGCTAGAGTTAAACCATCCGAAGCCACGTCAATGATATTTTCCTTGATTGCATTAAGTTTAATATCATTAACTTCGTTCAATTGAAGCATTAGTTCATGAACCTTTTCGTTTAGCATTCTGTTATTTTCTGCTAATGATTCAAGAACGTCTAGCTTCTCATCAGGAACTTCTACATAATGCTCTTCGAATAGATCCTTTAGACCTTCTAAGAATGATTCAGCTAATTGAGTTCTGATATTTGACTCAATTGCAACTTCATTTTCATTCATAAAGTCTTCAGTGAATTGGTCAAGGTATACATCAACCTCTTCTGCTAAGTCATCATGAACTGCTTGAACTGCATCTTCAAATAACTCATCATACTGTTCTGTAAGATCAACAATTGCTTCATTAACCCGAGCATGAACAGCGGTTTCAAATAGTGTTGCAATCTTTTCTTTAAAGTCTTCAGATAAATCTTGACCATTAAAGATAGAATCAATATCTTCCTTAACTGCTGACTTAATTGCAATTGATGCTCTGTTCTTATCTACAACACCTGCTGCCGAATCACCGTTCTGATTTGCAGAAAGTTCAAGTGCTTGGTTCAATAGATGAGAAAGATCGTCAATTGACATATTTGGTGTAGCAGCAATCAATTGTTGAATATATGAAGTCTTAGATTCACCGGGTGCTGCACCAGCAACTAAAGTATCTGAAGCAAGAGTTTCAAATAATGAAAGTTGATCAACATCTTCTTTGGCTAAACGATTTGTCGCTCTATGAATACCTAAGTCTCTTTTAAAAGATTTTGAATAAATTTTGTTTAACTCATTTTCACCACGATTTATCTTTTCTTCATCTGGTTTTTGATATTCATTTGATAGCCAACGAGCATTAGCTAGTTGAGTTGAAAGAGAACCTTCTTTTCTTGAAAGATTAGATTTATTTAATGCTGCTTTTCTAGTATATCTAGCTAGAAGTCCTCTTGATAATTCATCAAGTTGATCAACATCTTCATTGGCTGTTTTATTATACTTGCCACGACGAGTTAACTTATCACCAGCAAGTTTAAGGCTTGCTTTTCTATTAAGAGCCTTTCTTAAATGTCCAGGTGCATCTGATATATCATTTCTGCTTCTGCCAACCGCTTTGGCATGAGATGCCATACTTGGAACAGCCTTATCAATATAATCCTGCAACTTTGCTTTTGACAATTCATCAAGTTGATCGATGTTCTCGACAATATCTTCTAATTCATCATCACTTAAATCATCAAAATCTTCGGCAGTTAACTTTTCTGCAGTTTTCTTATACATACCACGCTTTGGTAAACGCTTAGCAGCACGAGAAATACCTTCATATCTACCACTTAAATCATCACCTTTTCTTCTTCTGCCAGATGCAGATGCTCTTTGAGCAACATTATCTAATGCCTTATTGAAATAAGACTTAATTGTTGCTCTTGATAGTTCATCTAGTTGATCGATATTTTCGACTAAGGCATTAATTTCTTCTTCATTGAAGATGTCTTTTAGATCAGTATCTTCATTTAGTCCCTTTAGTCTTTCAACTAATGTTGTTAAATCCATTATTATTCTCCTAACTTTATATATTTTAATTATTTATTAAATTCCTAAATTATACCCAAAAAGAGGTGATAATTGGAAATAGAACGTATAGTTGAACCAAGAACATATAGACTACAAAGTAGTTCATAGTGTTCTCATTAATTTGACAAAGAGACTATATAATTTGTCTTCATCTAGTCTTTTAATTGGTGTAACGCGAACTTCTTTCTTAATATCCTCGACAACTTGCTTATAGAAAGCACCATTCTTTTCGTCGTAAATCCATTCAATCCCTTCCATAATACCATTCACAAGTGCTTTAGGAGCAGAGGGGTCCGTTACGATGTCAGCAGGAGTAGCAATAAAGAAGTCATTTTGAACTTCCATGAGACCTGCTCTATTAGGTTTTAAAGTTCCAAGCCCTCTTGATGATACACCAAGTCTACCGCCGCCTTCAATGATTGCTCTTGCTGTATTACCCATAGGTGTTGCTAGGACTCTAGCTTTACCTATAACATCATTACCATTCCATTCTAATTTTTCAATTATATGGGAAATTTTGTCTTCATTGATCTTTGGTTTATCGGGGTGTCCCAGTTCACCATAAGAGGTCTTATTAGCCAATCTAGTATCAATGTATTTCGTCAAAGCGCCTTCCATGACAGGCTTCGGATAAAGCCTACCATTCTTATTTTGTATTTCGGATTGCATGAATACACCAGTTAGGTAAAGGTT